TGCTTCCCGTTGCGGGGCCGGGCGGCGGCGACGTCGGTGGACAGGCGGCCGGTGGCGGCGGCTAGGTCGGCCAGTTGGCGGGCTGAGGTTTGCTGGCCGGCCAGCAGGGTCCCGGCGGACCGGATCAGCCGGGACAGTGCGGCGGCCTGCTGCTCCGGCGGGACCTGGTTGGTGGGGGCCGGCTGGCCGCGGGTAGGTGGTGCACCGGGGGTCGGGGCAGTAGGCGCCGGCGGGGCCGCTGGTCCCGCCGGTTCCTCAGCTGGGCCGCTGGCTCCGACCCCCGGTACGTCATCCTGGCCGGACAGTTCAGCGATCGCGGTCGGGCCGAGCTCGACCGTACCGGCCAGCCGTTTCCAACCCCAGTCGGCCAACTCGTCGGGGGTCATCGCGTCGGACTCGTCGAGGCCGGCCTCGCGGCGGGCGGCGGCGCCGGACGCCTCGCCCCGGTCGTACAACTCGATCGTGACTTTCGACTTGTCCGGCGCGGCGGTCAGTTCGGAGGTGTCGTACCAGACGATGATCCGGCCGCCGTTGGGGCCTGTGAGGGACTGGCCGGCGGCGGCGAGCATCGGCTCGAGGTAGCCCTTGGTCAGGCCGCCGCAGATCAGTTCGGCGGTGGGGGAGATCGACGTTTTGACTTCGCCTTCGTCCAGTTGGGAGATGCCCCAGTGGTTGACGTCGCCCATTCCTGTCAGGCGTTCCTTGGACAGGTTCAGGGTGGTTGCGAGCCGGTCGAGTTCGCCGTCCCGTTCGACGAGGAGGTGTTCGTCCATCGGGTCAACGAGTGTCAGATGGCGCCATTTTTCGATCAGTTCGGACTCGAAGGTGATCGGGATGGGGATGGCGGCGGAGGCCTGGCCGGGGTTGGCGATGTTCCGGCTGGCGATTTCGATCAGCATCGCGACGAACGGGTCGGGGGCGTCGGCGAACTGGGCGGGGACGTTGATTTTGCCCTCTTGCGGGATCAGCAGAATCCCGTTGAGGGCGAGGCGGGACAGGAGCCGGGCCACGATCTGCCGGTCCAACAGGTCGATGCGGCGGCAGATCGGGACGGCCGGTTGCATCTGGGAGAACGCCCGCCACGGAAATTCGGGGTCGGGTTTCCAGATCCGGGCGGGCAGGTTGTCGGCCAGCAGGGGCCGCCAGATGTTTTCCCCGACCCGCAGTTCGAACCCGGCGTCTTCGCCGCCGCGGCTGCGACGCCGGAACGATTCGGTGGACTGGACACACCAGTCGGCCTGGGCGAGGGGGATCGCCTGGTCGTACCGTTCGGCGACGAGCCAGCCCTCGCCGGGTACGTCGAGTTGGGTGGTCATGGCTTCGAGGAACGCGGACTGGCCGGCGGTGCCGCCGTAGAACGCTTCGACCAGTTCGGCGGCGGGGCCGGTGTCGAGCATCTCGGGTTCGTCACCGCCGGGGACCATTTCGGCGGCGTTGAGGCGGACCCGGGAGACGGCGGCGGCGCGCCAGCTGAGGCCGTAGTTGACTTCGCCGAGGGTGCGCCAGAAGTGCCAGGCTTCTTTCTGCCAGGTGTCGTAGCGGAACACGTCGGACGCGGAGTTGATCTGGGCGGCGCTGTAGGTGCGGGCGGCGGCGACGAGGGTGTCGTTGGTGGTGTGGGGGGCGGGGCGGGCGGCGCGACGTGCCAGGTCCGGCATCACTCCACCCCCGTGATCTCCCTGTGTTGGGGGTCATGGTACCGGTCGTGGCGGATGTGGAGGCATGGCGACGCCCGCCCCGCTTGTGGGGGTTAGCGGCGGCCTGGTTTGGAGCCGTGTTTGCGGGACCGGGACGGCGGGATGGTGGTGCGGCTGGATGCCATGCCGGCGGCGCGGCGGGCGTAGCCGAGCATCCAGGGCAGGTCCGAGCCGACTGAGGTGCGGGAGTTCCTTCGTTGCATCTTGAGACTTTTACCCATCGGTGTCCACTTCCTCCGGGATGTTGGGGTTACGGGGTGGGTTCGGCGTCGCCGGTCCGGCCGGTGACCGTCCCGGTGGTGGTGGCGGTCAGCGGGTGGGTGTGAGCCATCAGCACCGCCCCGCCGCCGGCGTCGATCGGATAGGGGACCGGCCCGATCCGGTTCAGCACCGTCTCGACCGACTCGCCGGGCCATTGCATGAAGCCGAGGTCGGGCAGGTTGTAGAGGATCCGCAGCGCGACGAGGAGCCCGTTCGCGTTGTCCTTGGACAGCTCCCGGTGCCCGAACCCGTCCCCGATCCAGTACGAGGTGGGCGGTGAGCCCACAGGGGTTGCGGGTAGAACCGCGGCGAGGATCAGCATGTCGAGCGCTCCGTTACTTCGCAGAGGGGCCGGGATCGGGGCCTGGCTGTCTTCGTAGGCCAGCACCGCGGCGGGGATGTTGTCGCCGGTGTGGTTGCGCAGATGCCACGGTTCCTCGTTGGGCAGTTCCCAGGACCAGCCGAACCGGACCGCGTTGGCCTCGAGCCAGCGCAACCGGGGGCTGCCTTCGGGGACGTTCGCGACGTCCAGGGCGATACCGAGGCCGTGGTTCGAGGTGCCCGGTACGGCCGCGGACGCGACGCCGGGGTATTTGTACCAGCGTTCCTTTGTGCCGTTCCCGTCGGAGTCCCACAGGCGGTAGATTCTGCTGACCGGTTCGAGGGTGTACCTCTCGGTGAAAACCCTTTTCTGCACCGTCAGCGACCGGTACGAATCCGGGACGCTGGTGGTCTGCAGGACCAGGCCGATCGCGGCGGCGGTGCCGGCCATTGCCCGCCAGCAGCGGGCCGCGGTGGGGACGAGCCGCACCAGCGGGCCGCCGTTGCGGCCGGGGGTGGCCCACAGGATCGACGGGTCGAGTTCGCCGTTGCGCTGCCCGTCCAGGATGGCGGGTTTTTGGACGGGCAGCACAGGGCGGGCCATTACGAGGTGGGGATTTCCTCGATCGTGGCCTCACCCATCGACGCGGACGCGACCGCGCCCGGGTTCGCGACGATCACGTCGGCGGAGAGGACCACGTCCGGGTTGGCCGGGTCGAACACCTCGACCGTGGCGGTCCCGGTCGTGCCGGCGAAGGTGGCGAGAACCTGGTCGATTTCGGCGTCGGTGCCGTTCGAGGTGTTCCCGTCGTCGCCGATGTTCAGGTATTCCACCGACACGACGGCCGGGTTGCTGGCGCGGGCCTCGAGGGCGTAGTCCCCCGGAATGTTCTGATCGTCCTTCGCAGTGACCCTGTAGCGGGCCCGCTGGCTGGTGTCGATGTTGGTCATGCCGTTTCCTCCTGGGATGGGTGTCACGGGTTCCCCGGTGGCTGTCTCTTCGACGGCGATCAAGGTGAGGGTCACCTTGGCCAGCTGGCGCAGCCACGCGACGAACACGTCAGCGACTTCGGTCACTCTAGCGGCTGCCGCGACATCACCGTCGGCGCAGGCGAGCACCTCGAACCGTCCGCCGCTCATGAGGACCGCGGCGGCCTGGAGGGCGATGGGTTTGTAGCCGGTGGTGTTCACGTCTGAACCTTATCGCTAGCAGGGGGTTCCGGGGGCGGTGACCCGGAACGGGTAGGAGGCCCGGCCGGCCGGGGTGACGACGGTGATCGTGGTGGTCCATTCCCCGGGTCCGTTGTGTTCGATCTCGCCCCAGTTCAAATTCAGTTTCGTCGCGGTGCGGCCGGTGATGGCGACTTCGACCCCGTCGGCTTCGGCGCCGACGAACACCTTAGATGCGGCGAGCAGATTGGTGCCGTTCATCGTGGCGACGCCGGAGCTCCATCCGACGGTGCAGTTCGGCACGACGCTGCTGATCGTCGGCAGCGGGGGCGGCGGCTTGACGGTGAAAACCCCGGCCCACCAGACGAAGGCGTCGGGTTCGTATTCGATGCCGATCCGGTACTGGCCGGCCGGGATGTTGGCGGGGAGTTCCACCTCGGCGTGTTGGTTGTCGCCCTGGATGGGTTGGAGCCGGTAGCGCTGCCCGCCGGCGATGGCTTCGGCCCAGGGCATCGGGGGGCCGGTGAGGTGGTCGCCGTAGATGGTGGTGTGTTCGAGGGGGGCGGCGGTGGCCGGGGCGACGTTGGTGATCACCATGTCGGTTGGGGGCGGCGGCGGGGGCAGCGGTGGGCCGACGCAGTCGTAGCCGTCGGGGACCGGTTCGGCCCGGGTGACCCAGATGATCCCGTCTGTGGCGTGGGCTTCGAGGGGGCACATGTCGGGGCCGCCGGTGTAGAGCACGAGCGGTTCGGTGGCGTATTCGCAGATGTCGCCGTCGCAGCACAGCAGCATCCCGAGGGTGTCGGTTTCGGTCCACATGTACGTCTCGTAGTGGCGGGCCCCGGCGCCGAGGGGATCGGGGGGGCCGGCCAGCCAGAGGCTGGGGTGGCCGACTCGGGCGGCCCAGCAGGTGAGGCGTTGGGCGAGGGCGGCGCGTAGGGCGTAGGCGTCGGAGGGTACGGCGAATTTGATGCGGCCCATGGTGACCCCCGTGGTTGGGCTGTGGGGTCAGGATACGCCGCAGGGCCCCCGGGGGTGGGGGGCCCTGCGGATTGTGCGCGGTGTTTTTAGGTGGCAGCTCAGCCGGTTCCGTGTGGGGTGCACGGGGGCCGGTCAGGGTTGAAGCATATCAGCCGGGTGCAATGGATGAGGGCACGGGCGGGTCGGACTCGTCGGCGTATTCGATGAACTCCGCCCCGCCTGCGGTCATTATGTGCCGGAACGCCTCGAACTCGGCCGGCCTGAAAACCAGGGTGCCGTTACGGCCGTGGGTGGTGTCCGGCCCGGACTCGCTGGACCAGACGGAGCAGTGCACGTGGCCGCCCGCCGTCCCGTACCGGGCCCGGATGTGAACGTTTGCCGCCGCCCCGGAGAGGCTAACCGTAGCGGTGTGGACATCATCGTGTTGCTGCTGCTGATCCTGGCCGTCGTGTGCTTCGGCGCCGCCGCGTTCGGTGCCGCTTCCCGGTTCAACCTGGTTGCGGCCGGCCTGCTGTGCTGGGTCCTGACGGTCCTCGCCACCCGGGTGGGATAACGGGTTGGGCAGCCCAGCGCATGGCTGACCCGTGCGAGGGTTGATGTGCGGCTCGAACATGTTCGGGGAACCGAACTCGGCCATGGGCTGATTCTGGCCGCAGCCGCACATCGTTGAAATCCGGCCCGGGCCTGGGCGGGTCATCCCATCACCCGCCCGAGCAGGATGCCGATGGCCAGCCCGATGAAAAACCATGCCAGGGAAAAGGTGACCCCGGGCCGGTGCGGCGGGTTGGGCGGATCACATTCCCTCATCGCCGGCTCCTCAGGTTGTCGATCTCGGCCTGCATCCGCTCATAGCGCAACTCGTGCTCCGACTCCAACACCCCCGACAGCAACCCGGCCACCGACGACCCCGCCGCAACCCACAGCCACGGCAACGGCGTCGACACCCAACCGCCCAGCAGGAACACGAGGCCGGTCCCGACCCACACCGACATGCACCAGGGGCAGCCCAGCAGGTAGGCGATTGACCAGCCGACCACCCCCAACTGCCGGGCGGCGAAGATGTTGCCCTGACCGTCGTAGGCGGCGAAATACTGCTGGATCGCTTCGCGGGGTCGGGCGATGATCGGCAGGGAATCGTTGACCAGGAGCCGCGAAACGCGGTGGACGGTCAGGACGTACAGCAGCAGCAGAAACCAGAGGTTCACGGCGGGGTTCTCCAGTCCGGGTCAGTGGGTCAGAACCATTGAATGGATGACCATTCGTCGTTCCATATCGTGCCGCCCCAATCCATGCTCGAGCCGGAGTTGAGGACGTAGGTGGTGGTGTAGCCGTTCCCGTTGCCGCAGTTGCCGTCGTCGTGGAATTTGACGGTGTGGCTGGTGAAGTTCCGGGCGGAGGAAATCTGGTTGATCCAGTTGGGTACACCGCCACCGATATGGGTGCACAGCGACTGGGGCGGGACGGGGGCGGTGTAGTAGTACATCGGATCTTGCCAGAACGTATTCCAGTAGGTGCACAGCCTCCCCGAGGCGCACGGGGTGGAGCTCTGCGCCGACATGCCGCCCCCGCCGGCGGTGGTGACGGCCGGGGCGGGTCGGGGTTCGGAGGCGTGGGCGGTTGCGGTTTGGACGGCAGTGAGCATCGTGGTGATGGTGAGCGCGATGAGCAGTGCGGCGGCGCGTAGGCGGATTCGGTTACGGACGTTTGTCACTGTCGGACCTTTCGGGTTCTGGATGGAATTGGGCATCAACAAAAAAGCGGGACAGTGCTGGCGGTGTGGGCATGAGATGGAGCCGCGCGGCCATGAGAGGTGGGGCACGGCACCGGCCGGCACGCCTTGAGCCGGTAGGTGGCCTGACGGCGGGTCCGGTATCGGGTCAACCGCGCGGGCGGCCAGGAACATGCTGGGCGGTTGCCGGTCGATCCGGATCCACCGGCCCACCGTGCTCACGAGATCACCTCCCGCCGGAGCTCCACCATGGACCGGTGCGAACCGGCCACCCACCGCCACGGCACGAACCACGACTCGAGCCAGCGGGAGCAGTCGGCGAAGTTGGCCCGGAACTCCCACCACAACCGGCGGGCCGAACGCCGCGGCCGCCGGCTCACGGCTGACACTCCCCCCGGGAGAACACACCGTGACCGTCCTTCACACACCGAGGGCAGATCCCCCGGCAGGTGACCGGATCCAGCATGTACGGCGCCCGCCACTCGTGGCCCCCGAAGTGCTCACCGCAGATCGGGCACGGCGACCAGAAGTAGCCCAGCAGCCCCGCCCAAAGACGATGTACCCAACGTGGAAGCTTCACCGGGCACCGTCCTGTCGGGTCGGGGAGCCGTAACCCTGCCGGGCCCAGGCCGCCGCCCACTTCTCCAAGTCGCCAGCCTCAGCGCCCCGCCACAGATCAGCGGCCGTGTCCGCGGCGGCCGACCACAGCAGGTCCACGACCACCTGCAGCAGCTGCTGGCGGGTCAGCCGGGCCCGGAGGGTGTCGTACAGCTTGTCGGTCCACAGGTCGGTCAACTGTTTCGGGGCGCCGCTTTCGATGAGGAACCGGACGTAGCCCAAATTGGTTCGGGCCTCGGCAACGGCGGCGTCGATGTGGAGCCGGTCCAGGTGCGGGTCGACGTGGAACTCGTCGGGCGGGTAGTCGTCGAAGGTGGCCATCGGGGGTTTTACTCCTGCCCGGGGTAGCGGCGGCGGTAGCGCGGGTTTGCGTTGATCCAGTCGACGGGCCGGGCCCGGGGCGGGTGGGGCACCGTGGTGCAGCCGGGGCAGTGGCGCCAGTGGTGGGCGAGGCTGACGACGTTGTACATGTAGTAGAGCTCGAGGGCGTCCAGCCCAACTCGCTTCACGGCGTCGGTTCCTCCTCCTGCCAGTGGGCGACGTAGTCGGCCATCGACGCTTCGTCGGCGCGGCGTTCTTCGGGGGTCAGGCCGGCCTGGTAGTCCCAGCCGTCGGCGCAGTCCTGGCACAGTGGCCGGCCGTCGCGGAGTTGGGCGGGCGTTCCCTGGTGGCACAGGTCGCAGTCTGTCGGCTTGGAGCCGGTACCGTTCCATCTCGACCAGGGCGTGGCGCAGCGCGGCGGACAGGTTCATGTCGACTTCACCGCCTCGAGCACCGCTTCGAACTCCTCGCCGCCCGGATCCGCGATGACCGCCAGCCACGCCGCGGCCCGCAACGCCTTCGCCCGGTCCATCGGCCCGACCGGCAGCGTAGGAGCGATCACCCCATGACCGTTGATGCCGAACAGAAAATCGTTCGTCGTGTCGATCTGCGGCATGACCCGCCGCACCCCCGGCTCAACACAGCGCCCCTCGGGACTGTCCGGATTGGAGCACAGCACCTCCCAATGCTGCCGCTCGGTCCAGTCGGGGCCGACCACACCGACGCCCAGCCCGGACGGCTGGGAACACCAGGCCACGAACCGGGCCGCGAGCATCGACGGATCATGCCAGCGCAGGTCATGCTGGTGCGTCTGGGCCAGGTCGGTCTCGACCGAAAAGAACTCGTCCAGCCTCTTATCGACGACGCTGCCGCCGTTGTGGACGTAGACCCGTGCCACCTCATTGCCGGGGGCGGCGATGAACGCGATTGTTGCCCGGTCGCCCATGTCAGCCGCCCACAGACGTGATGCCAAGATCGGTGATCGGAAGCTTCGGCCCACCCGTCCAGTCGCCCTGGACCCCGATGCATTCGTCAGAGAACGGCGCCAGCCACGTCTCAAAGGGCGCCGGCCACGCTTCGCCGGAACGTGCGCCCATCCACGGCTTGACCGGCTTGACGACGCACCACACCTTGCCGTCGGCGTCCCGCACCAACTGATTCTCCGGCAGGGCATGCAGCTGCTGGTAGTCCGTGATGGCGGGCGGCTGGGGTGCCCGCAACGCAACCAGCCGGGGCGGCACGTTACAACTCGGGACGCCCAAATCGAGGACCACGTCCAGCCGGGCCGCGCTGGCGATCCAGGCGGCGTGGCCCTGCTCGGCCTCCTCGAGGGTCTGGTACCGCTGGACCGGATGCCAGCCGCAGCCCTGCGCCGCGACCGCGGTCTCCCAGGGTGCCTCCCCGTCGGCCGGTACGGCCGTGCTGATGGCCAGACCTTCGACGAACACCTTCCCCAGCCGGCCCCGTCTGTCGATCTGGTCCTCGACGGACTGGCCCAGGGTTTCCAATTTCTCTTCGATTGACATTCCTGTTTCCTCCCCTTTACCTGCTGCCCCAGCCGGGGAGCAGGTTCGTCTGGGCCATCACCATAGCCCCCACAATAGAAGGCGTCCCCGAATCAGGTAACGGCAATAACTCGTAGGCCATGTGGACTCCTGCGTCGATCCGGCCCGGCGAGTCCGGCCCAACCCGCCACGTCGCCCACTCCTCCTCAAACGCCGGCATCAACTTCCCCAACCGGATCCGGTCCTCGATCACCTGCTGGGCGATCGGTTCCGCACGCAACAGCTTACCACGCCTAGCATTGACCTCAACAATCCTGGGGCAGAAAACTCCGAACGTGTGCGGATCCTGATCATGCAGGGCCTTCCATGCCGTTCTCAAAATCAACTTCGCCATGTCGCCGCCGAAGTTCCGTTCCACCACGAACCGGTCCGCGCCGATCTCCGCCGCCAACTGGCACGCCGCCCGGGCCCACTCATCCGACGGCATCTGCCCGGACCGGTCGTGGGTCCAGTAGACCCGGCCGTCGACCCCCAGGTAGCCGCCGATGATCCCGGCCACCGACCGGCCCCCGCCGGACGGGTCGATCGACACCACCACTGTTGTCGGTGCGGCGCAGGAACTGTCCGGGTTGGACCAGCAGCGGCGGGCCCGCAGCATCGCGTAGGTCAGCAGGGAGCCGGTAATCGGGCGGGGGTTGCACATCCACAGGGCGGCCCAGTCCCGGATGGTCACCGACCCTTGGATCCCGACCCAGTGGTCCAGCAGGATCTGCCGATCATCCGGTAGCCCCGGGTGGGGGAGGGGATCGCCTTCGGCCCGGCCGAGCGGGTCGGTGTCCGGGTTGGAGCACAGGGCCGGCATGACCACCATCCGCCACCGGCCACCCTCCGCCCAGTCGCCCTCCATCTCCACCACCCGGGCCCGCAGGTCGTTCGGATGCCAGGGGGTCATCAGCAGAACGATCGGCATCCCCGGGGATTGACGGGACGTGATTTCAGCCGAGTACCAGTCGAAGATTTTCTCCCGCCATTCGGGGGATTCGGCCTCGGGCCGGCCTTTGATCGGGTCGTCGATGAAGACGATGTCGGCCGGGTTGCCGGTGACGCCGGCGCCGACCCCGACGGACTGGACCCCGCCGCCCTGGGTGAGGGACCAGTCTTTGACCGCGGCGGTGCCTTTCTCGAGGCGCAGCCCGTAGCGGTGGCCGTAGAGGACGACGAGGCGGCGGATGGCCCGGCCGCGTTTGACGGCGAGGCTGTCGCCGTAGGAGCCGATGACGATGTGGTGGTTGGGGTGGAGGCAGAGCCACCAGAAGGCGCCCCATTCGACGCAGGTGAAGGTTTTGCCGACCTGGGGGGGGAGGTTGATGGTGAGTCGGTCGAAGTGGCCGGCGTTGCGGTCGAGGGTGTAGTGGGCTCGGCCGTAGCGCCAGGACCGTTCGAGGGTGGCGAGTTCTCGGCCGATGATGTCGGTGTGGGGGCGGCGGACGTATCGGGGGTTGAGGTGTGCGGCGAGGGTGGCGGGGTCGGTGAGTGCGGCGCGGTCGCGGGTGTCGTGTACGCGTTGTTGGGTGTCGGCGGGGTCGGTGTGGGGTGGGTCGTAGTCGTCGGCGACGAGGAGGAGTTGCCTGGCGAAGGCGTCCATGGGTCAGCCGATCTGGAATAGGTCGAGTTGGTCGGGGGCGACCGGTTCGGGCCGCTGCACCCGCATGGCTTTGGCGAACTCTTGCGGGTTGGTGGTGCGCCAGGTGGCGATGCGGTTGTAGTCGGCGGATCGGTCGAGGCTGATGCCGGTGCGGCCGAGGGCTTTGGCGACGAGTGCGGTGGTGCCGGTGCCGCCGAACGGATCGAGCACGACGGCGGGACGGGTGGGGGGTGGGGTCCACTGGTCGAGGTGCCAGTCGCGGACGGGTTGGCGTGCGGGCCAGTCGTTGCCGTGGTGGCGGGTGTCTGCTTGGGCGGCGCGGGTGTCGTTGTCCTGGTGGCCGCGGCCCAGTGCCTTTCCGGGAGTGACGCTGGGCTGTTGGCGTTCGGGGTGGTCGGTGTGGGGGGTGCAGGCGCATACGTAGCCGACGATCGCCGTCGACCCGGCGGCGAGCATGGTGCCGGACATCGGCCGGCGGTTGCCGTTAGTGCGGCCGGCGATGGTGGGCGATTCGCGCCACTGCATCGGGGTGGTGGTGGTGGGGCGCCGCCCTTCGCCGCAGGTGGTGCAGATGCCGGGTGGGGACCAGCCGAGGATGAGCCGGCGGGGCCATTCGGTGGGGTAGGCGGCGAAGTGGTCCACGCCGAGCTCGGGCGGGACTTGCAGGGGTTCGGTGGGGATCGACCACACCGACCCGGGCAGCTTCCCCAACGGGTCGAGTGCCCGGGGTGGCGTTGGGTTGTTGCGAGATGATGGACCGTACTTGCCGCCTGTCTTGATGCCGTGTCTTTCGCCGAGAGTGGCCTGCGGCTCGCGGATCTCATCGACGGCCGAGTAGTACCGCGGCG